TGATAAATATGCATGATCCAGTTCAGGCATTGATGAACAAAAGCGTGAATTTGGAAAATATGACACACGAAAGAACAGAAATACTCTCTTATCTGATTTACCAGATAGAAAAAAGATCCTTGGAGAAAGAACACGTTGATATAGGTCATATAAGAAGAGCAAGAGACCCAGATTTGAAGAAACTTTTGGATATTGCAAAGGAAATTGAGAAGGAAAAAGGGATAAAAAAGGAATTTATTGAGTGCTCTCCGGGCATGTCTCAAATTATCAATAAGAGAGGAATCCATGTTCGTCCCAGAACCAGAAATTCAAAAAGACAACCTGATGATTTTGTTAAAATTGCAAATGTTCCTCAAGAAGTTTTGCCAAATTTGGAGAAAGGAGAAAAGATCTCTCCTTCGAAAGGAAATTTGACAAAATTCTTTAGAAATCAGTCTTTCCTCATGTCTGAAATCATACAAGTTGCAGACAAAATGACAAGACTTAGATCTCCTAATCTATATTGCCTTAGAAGAATAAATGAGGACCTGTCATTTCTCATGTTCACTGTTAGAGGCAATAAGATGATAGATAAAGTCAAAGTTAGATACATATTCTTCTGCAGACAGAAGTTGTACGGTTTCTCTGAGATTCCTTGCAATCTTTTCGCTAGCCCTTTATTTGTCACAGATTTAGAGCAACTCACAAAAAGACATGAAGCTGCAACCAGGATGACCACTTACTCCAATGTGTTCAACCAAAATACGCTGGTGTTTTTAGTAATGTTTTATTACACCTTTTACCCAACGTTGCTCACTGGTTCTATAATATCGTTGAATCAGTATTTTGGAGACAAAAGCATAACTTTGAAACAAAAAGTAGAAATGATAAAACAAAAGTGCAAAGATTTTATCACTTGGAATGAAGTGGCTGTTTGTCTCTTGTTGATTATGTTATCTCTAGATTCAAATCCCTTCGTATTCTATATGGAGAAACTTCATAGACCATCAAAAAATAGAGGACCAAATGATGAAGTTGCAGTCATGGATAAGAGTATGGTAGGTTCAGATTTTTCGAGAGATCATCTCCCAGCAATATCAAAGATGAATGAGCCCAATGTGTCATCAATGCTGGAACTAGCCCAATTTATATTAAATGCTAAAGAAGAAGATCTAGGTTTTGACAGAGACAAAATAAATTTAAAACAAAAACACTTTGACAACAACTTTGAAGATACTTCAACGGGAAAGTCGAGTGTTTTTAGCCACATTCATGATGGGAAACTACTGCGGGTGACAATTGAAGCAGCAAATTCCATAATAGTGGCCTTAACGGAATCATCTGCAAATTATGATAATGTTTATGAAGTTCTCATGAATTTTTACAGAGACTTCTCAACTGTAATAATTCATTTCTTTCCAAAAGCGCAGCAGCAAGCTTACCGAGAAATCACAATTATGGATCCAATTTCAAAATTGTCGGCATACATATCCGAACTGTTTGCCAGCATTTTTTCCAAAGCCTGTGAAAATGATTATATTCTGAAAGAAGAAGAGAAAGCAGAGAAGATGAAAGAGATAATACTAGGGGGAGACAAAACCTCAAAGTTCTTCTCTCTTGACTATTCTTCATGGAACCAGAATGTTCAACTCCACTTTATGGCATTCTGCACTACATTCTTATGTGAGAGATATCTTCCTTCTCACCCTTCGATACCAACTATCATGTCTTTGGCAAAACTCCATTTCATAACTCGCAAATGTGTCCTTCATCCGGCAGTCAAGGAAATGCTGGACAGAAACACTGTTCCAGAAGAACTGGAGAAGAACTGCAAAAATTTTATGAACTTCTGGGAAAATCACCAGAAAAAACCTGAGGCTGAAAGAGCATGTGAAATCCTGTGCGAAATTAACTCAGGTTTTGGTCAAGGTGTTTTTGGGATAGAATCCAGTTACATTGGGGTTATTGTGAGCAGGTATATCCTTACAACACTCAGGGACAATGGGTACATAACAGGATTTGATTTTATTCAAACTTCCGATGATGTCTTTATGAGGATAGACGGCTACAATGAAACACAAGCTGGCTGTCCTTTTTTGGAAGCTTTTGACATTTCTATATCCCAGTTTGGCTTTCATCTCAACAAGATAAAAAGTCAAGAATGTACCTCTGATTACTTCATTTTTAATTCTAAAGTTTACACATCGGAAGGTGATCCTGTTGAGAGCTTGCTGAGACTTGCCTCTGGTTTGGCTTGTCCTCCTCTTATGGTTGACCCTTGTTCATCTGCACAGAATTTGCTTGACACGTATTTTGAAATAGATGAAGAAGAAAGAGAGAATGCTGAGAAAATTTTCAGAGAAAACTTGGTGGCCACTCTTCTAATCAGAGGATGGTTTTCTTTCCCAGACAAACTAGAGGAAATATTGGACCAAACAAGGGGCTATTTGCCATCATTTGTATTTGGCACTTTTGACATCAGAGGAGAACAACATGTTATACACACATCTCTTCCTGTTCATGATGTTGCCAACTTGTCTCAA